CAGTTGATGCTTCGCAGGCCACAAGAGCATTAAAAGGTGTTCAACAGCAATCATCAGGGCTTCAAAGGGCATTTGGTGGTCTTAAAAGCGCAATTCTTGGTGTTGGGGTCACAGCTTTAGGAAGGCAGGCAATATTAACATCAGCAAATTTTGAAAAGTTAAATGTCAGACTTGGATTATTAACTAAAGCATCAGGAACTTTTGCAAAATCTCAGGAGATAGCGGCAGAAGCGCAAAAATTATTTGGATTAAGTGCTACAGAAGCGCTTGAAGGAATAACAAATATTACTGCGCGTTTGCAACCTTTGGGCGTAAGTGTTGAAGATATTAGAACAACATTTATCGGATTTAATACTGCGGCAAAACTGGCGGGAGCGTCAGCAATGGAAAGTTCAAACGCTTTCAGGCAGTTGGCACAGGCTTTAGGTTCTGGACGTCTACAAGGTGATGAATTTAGAAGTATTGCAGAACAGGTTCCGACAATTCTTGCGCCTATCGCGGCAGAACTTGGCGTAACGATTGGAGAACTTAAGAAATTTGCTTCAGAAGGCAAATTAACAAGTGATGTTGTTATAAGGGCATTAAAGAAAGTTGAACTTGATGGCGCATCTTCTTTAAAGGCATTGTTAGAAAATGACCCGACACAAGTATTTAAAAATCTAGGAAATGAAGCTGAAAATTTATCAAGAGCATTTGGCGATCAATTAGCGCCCGCTGTTTTACCAGTAATTAGAGCATTAACAAAAGTAACGGAAGCAATAACTAACTTTGTTAAGTCAGGTGCGGGTCAAGTCACTTTGATATTTACAGCAATAGCTGTTGCCGCAAAAGGTGTTGCAATTATAACGCCTGTAATAATTGGACAATTGGCAACTTTGGCAACATCTTTTCAGGTTGCCGCCATCAATTCAGCGTTGGCTTCAACTGGTTTAAAAGGTGTTGCGGCTTCTTCATTCTTGGCCGCGGGTGGTATAACAAAAGCGACAATTGCTCTTTCCGCTTTTAAATTAGCTCTCATAAAAACGGGAGTAGGTGCGGCAATTGTTATTTTAGGAACTTTAGCGGCAAAATTTATTGATAATAAAAATTCAGCAAATGCCGCCGCTGAAGCTGCAAAAGCATTTGACGATAATATAAAAGGTATAGTTGAAACAGCAGAAACAACAGAACTTGCATTAAATAAACTAGCAATAGCTAGAAAAGAATTTGAACTATCACAACTTAGTACAAATAGAAGTGATCGAGGAACAGCAAAACGTCTTGAAAGAGAGCTTGAAGTATTAAAAGAAAGGTCAATTATTTTACAAGGCGAAAAAGAAAGGGATGCTCAACTTGCTCTTGACAAAGCATTTAACGATCAAACAATTGCATTATTAAAAAATATTTCTGCGATGGAAGCGAAACTAGCAGGCAAAGAAGAAGAATTTAATATGGAACAAAGAATAAATGAACTAAAAGAAAGGTTTGGCGAATTAGATGCACAGCAAATTATAGATTTAATAAAACAAGAAGACTTATTAAAGAAAAAAGTTGAAGTAATGACAAGACAAGAAGAAGTTGCAAAAAAAATTAATGGCGCTTTTAAACAAATTGGAGAAGATATTGGTTCAGGTATTACTGATGCGTTAGTTGGTGCTATTCAAGGAACAAAAAGCCTTGGGGAAGCGGCAAAATCAATTCTTAATGATATTTCATCATCCTTGTTAAGAATTGGAATAAATGCTGCTATGAGTGGTTTATTCGGTGGAACAGGTTTTGGAAAGTTTTTAGGCTTCGCTAATGGTGGAAGGCCACCTGTAGGCAGGGCTTCAATCGTTGGAGAAAAAGGGCCGGAGCTTTTTATTCCAAAAACTTCAGGTACTATTATTCCTAATGATCGGATTGGCGGCACAGGCGGTGGCGTAACAAATAATATTGTTGTTAATGTAGACGCATCAGGTTCTAATGTAGAAGGCAATGAACAAGAAAGTAAACAGCTTGGTCTTGTTCTTTCCGCTGCTATTCAGGCACAATTAGTTCAAGAAAAACGTCCGGGAGGTTTACTTGCATAATGGCTACATTTCCATCATTTACACCTACTTATGTCGGCTTTAGTAAAAAATCATCACCAGTAAAAAGACTTGTACGTTTTGCAGATGGTTATGAACATAGAATCTTATTTGGTTTAGCAAGTCATCAAAATCCAAAAGTTTATAATTTACAATTTGATGTTACAGAAATTGAATCAGATGTCATTGAGGCATTTTTAGATAGTAGGGCAAATGATCAGGCAAGTTTTACATTTACACCGCCGGGTGAAGGCATATCAAAAACAGGCACTTATTCTCAGTCATCATCAACAACAATTACAGTAACTATTACAAATCATGGAATTGCAATTAATGAAACTGTAACTCTTGATTTTACAAGCGGTTCTGCAACTGATGGAACTTTTATCGTTGCAACTGCCGTTGATCAAAATACTTTTACTGTAACGGCGGCAAGTAGTGGAACAAATAGCGGAAATGTAACTGCTACTGTATCAGGTGCAAAACAATTTGTTTGCGAAAGTTGGACAAAAACTATACCTTACAATAACAGAGCAAAAATAAGTACAACTTTTAGAGAGGTATTTGAGCCATGAGTTCTAGTGTTATTAGTGATATTCAATCCATAAATCCTTCATCAATTATTGAATTATTTACGCTAACAACTACTACTGCCTTGCATGGTTCTGCTACAACATATAGATTTCATGCTGGTTCAAGTTTAAATTCTAATGGCGAAATCGTTTGGGCGGGTAATACATACCAAAGATTTCCAGTACAAGCAGAAGGGTTCGCATATCAAAAAGGCCAAATTCCAAGACCAACTCTAACTGTAAGTAATGTTCTTGGAACGATTACATCAATACTTTTAAGTGTAAATCAAACAACAACTGGCAATGATTTAACAGGTGCAACAGTAACAAGAATTAGAACTCTTGCAAAATTTATTGATGCTGTTAATTTTGCTGGCAATATAAATCCTTATGGTACACCTGACCCAAATGCAGAATTTCCTCAAGAAATATATTCTATTGATAGAAAATCACAAGAAACAAGAGATGTAGTTGTTTTTGAATTAGCCGCACCAATTGATCTTATTGGTGTTCGTGCGCCAAAAAGACAATGTACAAGGGCTGAATTTCCTAGTATTGGATTGGCTGTTTAATGACTTGGAAAGATGACGCATTGCTTCACGCCAAGGAACAAGACCCTAAAGAATCTTGCGGTCTTTTATTAAATATTCGCGGAAAAGAAAAATATTTTCCTTGTCAAAATTTATCAATAACTTCTAATCAATGCTTCATAATGAATCCAGAAGATTTTGTAAAGGGAGATGAACTTGGAGAAATTATTGGAATTGTTCATTCGCACCCGATCACACCGCCTGTCGCTTCAGAGGCCGATAGAATAAGCTGT